AGCGCCTGCAGGCAGCATCCAACCGTCTGAAATATTACGAGCAGAACAACCAGGCGCATTCTGCGCAGATTTCGAAGTTGAGTGCGATAGAATATGAAAATGGCGAAATTTCGTATGTAGAATACGTGAATTCCATCGAGGAAACCATAGATGTTCTGATGAAGCATGCTGATGCGATTAATGAATACAACCAGGCAGTCATCGCCATCCAGCGTCTTACGGGCATGATGTAAGATTCTGTTCTGATTTGATTGAAATGAGAATTAATCTCAGAACAGGCAGAAAGGAAGTAAAAAAATGAAATGATCAGAAAGGGGTGAACAGTTCTCATTTTCAGGCTCCAAATTTCACCTCTTTCTTTATCTCATAACGCCTATTTATCATAATACCGGTTATAGAAAATGTTTTGTATATTTGCATCGCATTCAGTGATTTAGCTGATTTAGCAAAATGTTTAATGTAAAAATATAATGATATGAAAATTGAAGTTAGAAGACATTATTTTTCAGAAAACTACACCATTGGCAAACTTTTTATTGATGGTGGTTATTTCTGTGACACTTTAGAGCCGTCTACTACGGCTAAAGAATATCCAGCTGTAAAAATTGGTATCTATTCGCTTTCTATTGTTTGGTCTCCTAAGTTTGGTTGTTATATGCCACGTATAGAAGTTCCAAACCGCTTTGGCATTCTTTTTCATGTTGGTAATTATCCACATGATACAAAAGGCTGTGTTCTTCTTGGTATGAATACTATAAAAGGTTCTGTTACTGCTTCTCAAGTTTCTTTTAATAGTTTCTTTAATATGTTACTCGACCACATTGCGAGATTTAAAACTGCTATTTCTGTTGAATTTAAAAATAAATAAGTTATGAAAAAAGAAATTATTTCTGTGATTATCAAGGCTATTGTTTATGCGCTTACTTCTTTAGCGGCTAGCCTTGGCTATTCTAGTATTTAGTTTTGTTGGTTATTAATTAATTATCTTTTAGGTATGCGTTTACGTGAAATGGTAGAAAGAGAACGTCAGGAATTAACTCCTCAACCAGCTTACAAGTGTTTCAACCCTCAAAGAGTTTATAACCCTTATTTGGGTGACCACTTGTTTGTTGATTGTCGTAAGTGTGACGCTTGCTTGCATAAGAAATCTGTTGAACTCACAAATCGAGTTTCTCAGGAGTGTAAACAACATAAGTACTCTTTGTTTGTTACTCTTACTTATGATAATGAACATTTGCCTTTGTTCAAGCATCTTTGTGATGATTATTTTGTAAGTAATAAGCCGTTTTCCTTTGATGGTCGTAATTATGTTTATCCGTCACTTGCTTTTAAAAATCTTTTAGATGCTGATGGCAATCCTTACGTGTGTGACCCTTACGAACTCCAGCCTACTAATTTAGATGTCTGTGGCTTCGCTTATTCTTCTAAGTATGATTTACAGAAGTTTCTCAAACGTCTTCGTATTCGTCTTTCACGTTCTCAGGAACAAAACCCTTTTTATAAGGGCGCTTCTAAGAAAAAACTCTGGATAAATAAAACTATTAAAGATTTACCTGATTATGAAAAGAAAATCCGTTACTTTTTTGCGTCTGAATATGGTCCTACCACTTTCCGTCCACATTATCACGGCATCATCTGGACCGATAACGAACAAGTTGCCCGATGGCTTGAGAGGAATATATCTACGTGCTGGGCGATGTGTGATCCTGCCCGAGTTGATGTACAATACGTCTCAAGCAGTGCCCCTCAATACGTTGCGAAATATTGTAATAGCTTTAATCGTCTGCCTAAAATTTTACAGACTGAATTTACGAAGCCGTTCTATTTGGCTTCTAAAAACCCAGTTATCGGCTCTTTCAAAAGTGACGTTCTTGCGCTTGGAGACACTCTCATTAACGGAACTATTGAACAGCTTGAACAACGAACTGATGACAAACAAGGTACTACTGAATTTGCCTATGTTCCAATTTCCAAGCAGACTTTTGCTAGATACTTCCCTACCTATCAAGGCTTTGGCTTACCGCTTGATTATGGTGAATTTTCATTACTTGAAAAGTATCGAAAAGGTAACTTTAAACGAAAATATAAAATAGATGAGAATTTGAAAGCTCGTTTCTCTGCTGCTCTATCTATGGTTAACGAACATCACAAATTTAGTTACGTTTTGTCTGATGATTTCTGTTATCAAGATAAGCATTTTGTTGATATGGTTGATTTTTGGACGTCTCGCCCTATTGATTACCCTGAAAGGGTTAATGGTGTTTTGACGGGTCGTGTGCTTACTACACATCTTTCTGATGCTGCTTACTTAGTAAAGTTGCATACATTGTATGACAATTATAGACTTTACGTTTTGCGTAATTTCTACTTGTCTCAGGAAGTAGGCTCTGATAAATTCCCTATTCGAGATACTAATTTACTTCATAAGTGGTTTTTACTGTCTTTTTATAGAGAGTTTGTCTTTAATCTTCCATTACATATTACTGAAGGTGAATACGATTCTGCCATTTCTGACCCTTATGCTGATGATTTCTGTTTGCTTCGTCAGTTAGGTGTTAAACATTGGGATTTATATCACCAAAATACTTTAATGCCAGAGTTTCAGGTTTTTATTAAGTATCAGCGTGATTGTTATTCTCAATCTTTTCGCTCTGAGATATATGATAAAATTCTTGATTCTATCAAGACTAAGAAGTCAAATGAGATTCTTAATGATTCTCTTAATAATAGTTTTAATATTAATAAACATTTGTAATTATGAAAAGTCTTTTTGCTAAACAGAAAAGTAAGGCTAATTTACAGCGCAATGCCTTTGACTTGTCGTATTCTAATAAGTTTACGGCTAGCCCTGGTATGCTCTTGCCTTGCTATGTTCAGGAGGTTAACCCTAACGAACATTTTGTTATTTCTCCGCAGTCGTTTCTTCGTACTATGCCGTTGAATACTGCTTCTTTTGTTCGTGCTAAGCAGAATATTGAGTTTTACTTTGTCCCTTATCGTCTTCTTTGTCGTCAGTTCCCTCAGTTTGTTGTTGGTACTGAGTATAAGATTTCGTCTGTTAGTTCACTTAACTCTTATACCGGTCAGTTACCAAGTTTTGATTTGTGTGAAACTATTAATAACCTTATTGATGAAAATAAGGTTTCTGGTAATGATTTGGATATTTGCGGTATGCCTATTTATAAAGGTTCTATCCGTTTGCTTGATTTGTTAGGTTATGGCGTTAATATGCCTACTATTAGGTCTTATAAGAATTCAACTGTAGGTTTTAAGCGTACTCTTTCTTGTAATCCTTTCCGCCTTTTGGCTTATCAGAAGATTTATTATGATTTTTATCGTAATCCTATGTATGAGCTCAATTTCCCTGAAGCTTATAACGTAGATGATTCTTTTGACACTGATTTATCTTCGCCTACATTTAACGATTATACTCATCCTGATACTGCTCGTTTCTCTTTGCGTTATCGTAATTGGAAAAAGGATTACTTTAACTGCGTTTCTCCTTATTTTCAGGGTGCTGATTGGCTTACTACTAGTTTTAGTCCTCCGGTTTTTGATGGTTATACTAGTCCTACAGTTAATGTTATGCAGCCTTTTACATCCTTATCTGGACATAATGCGCAGTCTTATATTTCTGGTTCTGATAATGTTCCAAAGAATTTGTTTTCTATTTCTAATTTGCGTTCTGCTTTTGCTCTTGATAAACTTTATCGTTTGAGTATTGCTGCTGGAGATGGTGATTATGCTTCTCAGATTCGTGCTCATTATGGTTTTGATGTTCCTTACGATAATTGCAAATCACGTTTCCTTGGTGGTATTTCTGAGCCTATTAGCATTTCTGAGGTTATCACTACTGCTACCACTTCGGAAGCCCCTACCGGTGATATTTATGGTAAAGGTATCTCCGCTAATAGTGGTCAACGTATTGTTTTTGATTCTAAAGAGCATGGCTTGATTATGGGTATTTTTTCAGTTGTTCCTGAAGCTGATTATAACGCCGCTGGTGTTGATAAATTTAACCTCAAGCAGTATAGAGAGGATTTCTATCAGCCTGAATTTGCTGACCTTGGTCTCGCTCCTCTTAGTTTGTATGAGTATACTTATTGTGACCCACATACCGGTAATGCTGATAACAAAACTATAGGTTACGTTCCTCGCTATATTGAGTATAAGACACGTGTTGATTTGGTTCATGGAGAATTTGAAAGCTTTAATGAGACTTCTTCTCCTACAAATGGTACTCTTTCAGCATGGTGTGCTCCTCGTCAGACTCAACTCTCTTCTTCTCTGTTGCCTACAAATGCGTTTTTCAAGATACGACCTAATATTTTTAATAATATTTCGTCTGTTGCTTTTAAAGGTGATGAAAGTGAAGATATTTTCATAGTTGATTTCCGTGCTAATGTTCAGGCAGTTCGCCCTATGAGTGTTTCAGGTCTTCCATCAATTTAAATTTTATAGTTATGTTTAAAGATAAAGATTATTTTAGAACACGTTTTCAGGCTCCTAGTGTTGATACTTCTTTTTTAGGTTGTCCTGATAATCCTGATTTCGTTTCTCCTATGGATTCCGATTTATCCTCTATTAATTATGTGGATTCTCAGGGACATATTGTTGATGTACTTTCTCAGGTTCTCCGTACTAACTCTGTGCTTGAGCGTAATAAACTTCTTGATTTGCTTGAGGATAATTCTAGCGTTTCGGGTCAGGAGTTTGCTCAGTTGGACGATGATACAAAGATTCAACTGTTGAAACCTCGTTCTATTCAGTCTCTCGCTGAAATGTCTGCTTATACTGATTATGTTCAGAACTTCATTGAAGCTAACAATATCCAGCCAACTGATCCACCTCAGCCAACTGATCCACCTCAGCCAACTGATCCACCTCAGTCAACTGAATAGTATGCAAATATATCATTATATTAACCACCCTGATGGCTTAGACGATTTCACTACTCAGTGGCTTCATGAATTTCTGATTCTTGCTGCTTGGCAAAGTGACATTCTTTGCTGTCAGGGTTTACCTATTATAGATTATGCTGGAAGTTATCTTAAAAGGTTTCAATAAGCCTATTGGTCTTTCTTGCTGTCTTGGTGCTCCGCTTTGTTCTGCTAGTGCTAAAGCTAGTAAGTATGCTGCAAATAAAAATTTGCAATCTGTTCAGGACACAAATGCACAAAATTATAAGATTTGGCAAGAACAGAAAGATTATGATTATTCAAAGTGGAAAGAGGAATTAGCTTATAATACTCCTCAGGCTCAGCGTGAACGTTTAGAAGCTGCTGGAATAAACCCTCAGTTAGCGATGAACAACGTTACTACTGGTGAAGCCACTTCTAACGCTGGCGGTCAAACCCCGCCTACGATGGAAGCACCTCAAATAGATGCTGCTGCCATGGGTCAAGCTGTTGCCAACGACAAAAATAACATTGTTCAGTCTCTAGGCATGATGTCTTCAATTATGAAACAAGCACAAGAAGCGCATGAAATACAGATTCGTAACAGCTGGGCTAATATCAAAAATACCCTTGATGTTGCTGGAACAACTAACGATAATAGTTTAAAAGACCAAGCTATTAGAGCTGCTAAGCTTCAAAATGAGTTTACAGATAGAACTATGGAGGATAATGTTTCTTTGAAATCTTCTATGGCTAGTTTGGTATGGCGTCAGTATCTGAATGAAAAGGCAAAAGGTACGCTTTTGGAATTACAGAAAGATGTACAAACGTATTATCGTGATAAAGTACAGCCCGTAGAGTTGCGAAAGATTCAAGCTGATATTCATCAGGCTTTTACGAATGCCTTTTGTAATGTTATTGCAACAAAAAGTGGTGCTGCTCTTAATGCTTCTCAGATTAACGTTAATAACGAATTGATTTCTAAAATTAAGTCTGAAACATTAAATAATCTTTCTGACAATAAAGCTAAAGAGTTTCTTAATAAGGTTAATGACCGAACATTTAGTGCTGTTGTTCATAAAATTATTGCTGATAGTGGTAACGCTGGTATGCAGAATTACTTTAATTTTCTTAATGCTTTATCGGGATTTTTGCCTTTCAAATAAAATAAATTTTTGCTTCTTCCGTTCTTTAAGTATGGAAAAACCTTTAAAAGTACTCTGTTACACTATTTCAGGTTTCTTATGTTTCATAGTTCTCCTGATAGTGTTATCGTTCTTTGGTTATGTTCAGCGACAAAAACAAGTGCAACATGACATTGATAAGTTACAGACTGAATACGATTCTATTCAGGCTATTAAACATTGATTATAGGTGTACGCGCGCGCGATTTCGTGTGTGCGTGCGCCTATTTTTATGTGCGAGTTTCCGCCTCAGGAAACGATAACCCAGCCCCTTTAACGCTATCCGTCAGGCTTACAATACCTATGAAAAACACTAGCCTTTTGTTTCTTTTGGGCAATGCCAAAAGAAAGCCGTCGGCAGACCCCACGGAGTGAAAACGCGCTCGCTTCCGCGCGCTAGGCGGAAGTCAGGTTATAGGGCTGAAAGCCCTAATCGCCAGCTATCATTTATCCTTGAGCGTAACAAAATAGACGTTGTGTAGTTAAAAAATTGCTCGTAGAGAATTTTTCACTACATGACGTTTATTTTGTTATGCGCTAAGCGAAGCAGAAAACGGACAAAATTTTCCTCACGGGAAAAAGTCGCAGACTTTTTTCAGTGAGGAAAAATTTGTTCGTTTTCACATTTCCGTTGGTCGAACACTCAAGCAGGCAAAGCTGGCGAAGCCAGCCAAGTTTCTACAGTTGTTTTGTACATTTTATCAGTTTTCCTTATGGCAGATGCTCCCGACATCTGCGACCCCCTTGTCCTATATACGAAAACTGACACATGACCTATATATCTTATATTTCACGTGAAACAAACGTTAAATGTGCCTATTTGTTAGTTAAAATCTCTTAACATAATACCGGTTAGAATTAAAAAGAGGAAAGTAAAAAAAGGAGGAATACATGAT